CGACGCTGACGATCGGGGCAATGGACATCAACGAGGCGGAGGCACTGCCAAGATCAAGAAACCGATTCAGGAACAGGGGGCGGGGGATACGATGAGAGGGGGCAATGGCCATCTACGAGGCGGCGGCTGGCGGCGGCGGTCGCTCAAGGCACAGGAACAGGGGGCGGGGGACATGATGAGAGGGGCAATGGACATCAACGAGGCGGCGGATGGCGGCGGCGGTCGCGTCTTCGACTCCCCATCTTCACTCCAATCGTTCTCGGCGAGCGGTGGCGGATCGGTGCAGGTCTTCTGATGGCCGGCGAGAGCGTCACACTTCTGTCCGCCGTGATCGCCGCCGACGGCAGGACGATGACTCTTTCGTGGGACAATGTAGAGATCGTGGGCGGGATCGGTGTGTTGTCATCGACGATCATCGCAGCGCAAGTAGACGTTGATGGGCGAGATCTGAATATCGCTCTTGCCTCGGTGGACTCGCTCGTCGCCAACTTAAGCGACACCGGATGGGTTGAAACCCTGACGCTGGCCGGCCCTGTGTTCGCTGGCGAGTCGGCGACGTGGTTCAGCAGCTTGGGGCACACCTACGACGATAAAGCTCCGCCGCATCGGTCGGCCGCAACCAGCGCAGCCGCCATCACCAATAACTCAACCGTGGAGGCCCCGCCTGTCTCCGGCGTCACACTGGGATCCTATAACCTCCTGGAGCTGACCGATGGCTAATGTCGAACATCTAAGGTTGCTCGAGGAGTTAAGAGCAAGACAAAATACGGGAATCGCCAGATACGTTCCTGATAATGACCCTGAAAGAGACCAGGAGTCCTTTCACACTTCCACGGCTCTGTATCGCCTAGCCCTCGGCGGAAATAGATCTGGTAAGACAGTTGTTACAGCAGCCGAGGTAGCGATGTGGGCAAGGAATTGCCACAGATGGCAAGAAGTGCCTAGAGGCAGGAAGCTCATTTACGTCATAAGTGCTAACTATATGACGATTTTCCAGGGCATTTACAGGCACCTTAATCCTATCGGCGACGAGAAAGACATGAGGTTCCTTGAGCAAAGCTGGATACAGAAGCGTGGCCCCATTATTGCTGGTGCGAGAGTACCCTTACCCTCGTATATCGACGTATACATTGACCCGTCAGCCTTAAGCGATGAGGAACGTATGGCTGCGGCCAAGGACAAGGAAGCCTGGCCCACAAGTCGTATTATGTTTGTGTCGGGCGAGGGTGTGGAGCAGGCGAGAAAGAAAATTCAGGGCGTCCCACTCGATCTAGCGGTAGTTGACGAAGAGGTCGAGGGCATTATTGACGAGCTTAAGGTACGTCTTATGGACCGAGGAGGACGCCTCTGCGTCAGTGCTACACTAGTGCAGAGCCAGCCGTGGTTGCTCGACCTAGAGGACCGGGCCGAGCAAGGCGATAAGAACGTATTTCTCACGAGACTTAACACAGAGAAAAATCCTCACCTTAATGCGATAACGCGAGCCGAGCTTATCTCGGAAATGAGTGAAGAAGAGAAGCAGGTCCGTATCTATGGCAAAAGTCGAAGGCGTTTCGGTCTTGTGTTCCCCGGTTTTGACAGCTCCCATATCGTAAGTGGTGACTCACTACGCCTAGCCCCAGGCGAGATTTATTGCTCACACGACGCAGGTTATCGAGTTCACGCCGTTCTGTGGGCTAAGGTACTCCCCGACCATACGATATACTTCTTCCGCGAGCTCTATGCTCGAGAGCAATCCCTTGTCGATGTCTGCCGTGTCGTGGCCGAGCTTGAAGGCTGGAAGCTGAAGCAGCAACCTGGGCAGCCCTACTATCGTAGGGTCGTGCCCGACAGCACACCTCAGCAGGCAGAGATTGTTACCAGACTTATTGACCCTGCACAGCTTAGGAGCCTCGAGGACGGCAACGTATCTGTGGCTATACAGATGGCCGCATACTATGATACGCCTGTCATACCAGCTAACAACAGTGTGCAGTCAGGTATTGAGACAGTAAGACGCCTTTTGGAGATTAACCCACTAACCGGTAAGCCGTATATCCAGGTCTCAGATGAGCTGGAATACTTTCTAAAGGAAATCCGTTCCTATAAACTGCGTAAGGATAAGGCCGGCTTTGAATCACACGAAACAAAGTCCGAGCCACTCCGCCGCAACAATCACTTGATGGATGACTTTAGATACATCTGCCAGCATGTTATGTATGGCCTGGGCACAGCTGCGCCGGGCGATCGCCCTCGTGGATATACAGCACACAACGCCACATACGGTATGCAAGATAGAATGGAACGGCAAATCAGGGCCCTTCAAGCCCAGGAAAGGAATAGTTCATGTCATCCGATACTCGGTTCAGAATGGTAGATCTTTACCTAGGAGAACCACAGAGAGCTAATAGGTACTGTGAACAAGTCGAGAATCACGTTATCTGCTTTCACCCAGAGGTAACACAGGGTATTACTCTTCACCTCCGTCTTACTCATATCCCTGTACCTGCAGGGTATAGAGCTGAGAGTTATACAGAGGACTTCTTTGATACGATCGTTATTGATTCTGAGGATGAGAATAAGGTCAGGTTCCTGATTAACAGCTGGAAGCACGCGGCTCGGAATCTCATTGTACCTGATATGACTGGTATTGCGGACGCATACGAAGGGCTAGAAGTCACGTCGAAGGGCGGAGTTATTTATGCTAGAAAGGTTGGATTATGTCTGAAACGATGAACATTCTTAGTTCCTATGGCCCACTGGCTTTCGGCGTAGTTGTATTTCTCATTATCTGGAAGGTTACGGTAATGCCCATTTTTATTCAGCAACAGGGTAATATAGAGATCCAGCACCAAACGGCTTTAGCTCTTAAAGAGACGGCCATGCTTCTTAACCGTTCAATCGACAGATTGAACAACACCATTGAAAGGGTAGAAAAATGAAGACGACTGTTAAGACGGCTGCTATTATGACGGCTGCTATTGTTCTTAGCCTCGCGGGCTGCGATACGTTCCAGCACCTGATTGCTGGTAACGAGGACAACGTGGCTAATACGATTGACAATGCTGGCAGCATTGCTAGCGGTGCTGTCGGTACCCTGCTCCCGCCGCCCTTTAATGTTCTTGCGGCCGCCGCTGTTACAGGCCTCGTGTCCTGGTTCACTGCCAGAGTGCGGGCCTACGGTCAGGGCGTGAGTGATCTTAAGAAGGTCGTCGCTTCCGGTCGTACGTCTAACTCAACCTTTAACGAGAGCTTCAACTCCTCGCCCGCCGGAGAAGTGATGAAGAAAACTTTGTCCTCTAATACACGCCTTACGCGGGCTTTTAATAAGGGGACATAAGATGGAGTTCGCAGGGGCTATTATTGGTGCGTTCGTTACAGGGATGTTACTCATGTACGTTCTTGGACGCTCGCAGTACAGATGGTATAATGAGTCTACAAAGACGCTTTTGAACAGGCAGAACGAGTTTCTCAACGCCTATGGCAGGCCGCAAGACCTGATGACAGCGACACCTGGGCCGTCCGTCGGCTATTCAGTTCGTACCGACGAGACGGAAGCTCTACTTGAGCATATTAAACGTGGACAGTTCACAAAGGAAGTAAACGCCCAGCTAGCAAGGGAAATGGCTAATGAAGAGTGACACCACAATTTATTCAGTTGACTTTTCCAACCCTGAAGAGGTCACTGGATTTGTGTCGTCACTTCATCTTAAGCAGACGTTTAAGCAGAGTCTCGAGAGGCAGTGGTATATTAACATTGCTTGGTACATGGGCCTCCAGAATCTTATCTGGAACGATGGTTCTGGTTCCCTGTACGAGCCTGAAGCACCCTCATACAGAGTGCGTATGGTCGTTAATATGCTTCAGTCCACGGTTAGGAAACTGAGTTCCAAGATCTATAGAGTCCGTCCCGAGTGGGACGTTATTCCTGCTACGACAGACAGTCATGATATTGGTAGAGCGGCTATCAGTAAAAATATCCTGTCCTTTGAGTGGATGAAACAGGATATGCCAACGAAGAGTTTAGAGACTCTTCATTGGCTTATGACAACGGGTAACGCTGTTAATAAAGCATATTGGGATCCTGAGCTGGGAGATCCCGTACCCGTATTGCTTGAGGACGGCACGATTGACAGAGAAGAACTTCAGATCGGCGATACGGCAGTTGAGGTTATTTCTCCCTTCAACTTTAACTTTGATCCCAACGGTCCGCTGAGAGATTCGGCATGGTGCCTGGAATCTAAATACATGTCACGGTCTGAGGTCGAGGATAAGTACGAGGTCAAGGAGCATAGCTCCAATGACAAAGCCAGCACCAAATTCGGTGAGTACCTTAAGCGGTTGACGGTTAACAGGAGTGGTTTCGGAACCGTTGAACGTGAGAATGTCTCCATCGTCCACGAGTTGTGGGTTAAGCCGGGTGCTATCAGATCCCACCCCAAGGGTGGTTACTATGTTATTGTTGGAGATAAGATTATCAATGGTAAGGGCAAGGGAGTTGATTTTCCCTATATCCATGGTCAGCTGCCCTACGTTCACTATGTTGAGGTTGTTACACCCGGTCGATCGTGGGGAGAATCAACGCTCACACAATTAATCCCCTTGCAAGCCAGTTATAATAAGACGAGATCCCAGCTGCAGGAAGCTAAGAACCTAATGAGCAAACCCAAGTGGGTTGTTCCCAAGGGCAGCGGCCTGCCTCACACAAGTATCACTAGCGAGCCGGGTGAGATTCTCGAGCCTAATCCAGGCTTTAAGATTGAGCAGATTGCTCCGGTGCCGATGCCTAGTTATGTAGCAAATCTCTTGCAGCAAGACAAGTCGGATATGGAAGATATTTCTTCTATCCACGAGGTCTCTAAGGCAGACAGTCCCGGCCAGCTCCGCGGTTCCCAGGGCGTTATGGCCCTGATTGAGCAGGACGAGACGGTTATTGGTCTGACGATTCAGGGGATTGAAAAGCAGCAGGAACGTCTGGGACGACAACTTCTCTCCCTCAATGCTCAATTTGTAACCGAGGAGCGTCTAGCGAGAATTGTCGGTGAGAGTAATGAGGTGATGATCTTTACCTTCCGAGGCAGAGATATTATTGGACAGAGTGATCTCCCAGGTGCAGATTACTTTGATGTACGAATTGAGACCGCCGTTGGTCTTCCAAACAGTAAACAGGCTCAGCAGGCTTTGCTAACTAACCTTACGGATAAGGGATACCTTAATCCTCAGGATCCGAAGGATAAGAAGCTCGTCTTCAGACTCCTCTCGATTGGTAACACGATGGAGCATCTCGACAAATCGCGCCCTCAGCGTGGTAAACAGATGCAAGAGATTGAGCAGATGGTCAATGGTGAACAAAGCGTTCCATCTTATTGGGAGGACCACGATGTTCACCTTGAAGTGTTAAATGATTTCCGTAACAGTTCTCGGTACCTAAATCTCGAAGAGCAACAAAGAGCGATTCTTGAGCAACACGCTCAGGGACACAAACAACTTTTAGCGTTTAACTCTGTTGAGCCTCAGATGCTGGTTCAACAGATGGTTCAGCAAATGATGCCTCAACAACCTCAACAGCAGGCACAGCCTGCAGGAGCAGCGTAATGAAGAAAACCAAGGGCAACGGTAAATCGCTGGGTCGAGACAACAGCGGTATGACAGCAACCCACAGTGCAGGCCAACGTGGCAAGGGTTTTGATACAGTTAAGAAGCCTTCAAAGTATGGTAGTGATACCACGCCGGCTTCGAAAAAGAAAGGTTGATGGGCCATGGCAGACGAAACAGTTACTGAGGTAACAGACGACAAGAAGGAGTATATGTACCGCGGTCAGCAGGTTATGCTGACGGATAGTGAGCGAGACGTCTTGCTCGACGGAGGTATTACAGCCTATATTGAGAAGGACAAACCCCAGCCCGAGATTAAGATTGATATTAAGGACGAGCATAAGGACGAGAAGGAGGCAGATAAAATTGCGGAACTCTCCTCCAAACTCGAGAAGTTTGTTGATACATACGAGTCAGATAAGAATGCGGTACAGCAGAACCACCGCAAGGACCAGCTTCTTAGGGCCCTTGACGAGGCCGCAACCGAGCATGAGTTTACCAAGGAGAATTCAAAGGCCCGTGAGAAAGTTGAAAAGCTTGCTCTACAGCAATTGAGTGTTAATCCACACGCAGATATTAAGAAGCTGTTTAAGAAGGAAGCAGACGAGATGTCCGGTCTTGCTACGGCAGGACATAAGGCACGAGTCGATGAGAAACGAGAGACGAAAGAGAAGACACTTACTCCCGGTAAGGGAACGACGGAAAAGCCGACTAAGGAGCGGGAGCGGGTGACAACGCTGAGAGGTTATGCTAAGAAGAACGGTCTTGTCGAAAAGCTGAGTGCTGCAGGCAAGGACAAAACGATTGAGGGCCGAAAGGAAGTATTTTCATAATGGCTGGAGCAACACTTGTTACGTTTGATAAGATCCTCAAGGAAGATTACAAGGAGCCCATCAGGGATCTCCTGAACCACAAGACTCTACTTCTTCACCGTCTTGACCGTAACACCGAGGACGTGGTTGGTAAGCGAGCTTACCTTCCTCTCCGTACGGGTCGTAACACCGGCGTAGGTGCTCGTTCAGAAGCTGGTACGCTTCCCACGGCGGGTCAGCAATCCTACTCAAACGCCACCTTCGCTATGACTTACCACTACGGTCGAATTAAGGTGACTGGCCCCGTTATTGCGGCCGCTCGGGATAACGCAGGTGCATTTACTCGTGCAGTGGAATCCGAGATGGAAGGCCTCGTTCGTGACAGCACGAGAGACCAGAATCGTCAGCTGTTTGGCGACGGCTCGGGCGTTCTTGCTGTAGTCAATGACAGTGGTGCGGATGCAACGACGATTGAGATTGCCGCAGGATCGACTACGAAGAATCTTCAAGTTGGTATGAACTTTAAGTTCAAGACTGCCGCTGGTGCGGCTACGGCCGCCGCCTCCAACAGAACAATCGAGTCGATTATCAAGGATGTCAGTTTTACCTGTGCTGCCACGGATTCAGAAGGTGCTGCTGCTGTTGTTGTTCGAGGAGACGCTGGAGGTGATAACTACGAGGCTGAGATGTATGGTCTACAGGCTGCTATCAACGACGTTGACCCTCCTAACTGGACGACAGACAACTTCTTCGGTGGCCTTGAGAGGGACGGTTCTCGTCCTTGGTGGGAAGCCAACGTCACCGATTGGAGCAACGCAGCCTTCTCCCAGACGATTTTCCAGAGCATGAAGGATGACGTTGATATTGAGGGTGACGGCGAGCTTTCTCTGTTCCTCACTACCCACGCGATCTTCAATAATTATGCTAATAACTTGCTTCCCGATCGTCGTTACAACAGTGATGGCGGCGGCTTCCGAAAGCTCGATGGCGGCTTTGATATGCTCGACTACGATGGTATCCCTGTTGCTAAGGACCGCGACTGTCCCAACAACAAGCTCTACGGTCTGTCTGAATCCACTCTCATGATCTTCGAGATGAACGATTGGGACTGGATGGACAAGGACGGAGCCATTCTTGCTCGTGTTGCGAACGAGGATGCTTACGAGGCCACCCTGTTTAAGTATCAGCAACTCGGCTGCGAGGATCCCAGGGACAATGCCGTTTACGAGAACGTCGGTACCGCCGTCGGTGCCGTGTAAGGAGATGATTGATGGCTATTACAAATGAACAAATGAGTTGGAGAGCTGGTGTACAGTTCTTTGATGGTGGAGGTACTCTTCTTACTAAATCCTCCGGACGAGCTGCCTGTGGTTTTACCGCCCCCTTTCCTATTCGTATTAGAGAGGTTCATCTAACTGCGGTTCAAACTCTCGCTACGGCGGACTACGATATTGATCTCGGCACCAGTGCGGACCCCGATCAAATCTGTATTGCCGCAGGTGCTCTAAACGGGAGTATTGATGGGACAGCGGTTGCCCTTATTGGAGCTCATGCTGGGGGAACTACTGTCGTTATTAAGGTACACAAGTTGCCCCTGATTGTTGCCGATACCACAAATACCCTCGACATTGTGGATGAGGGAGAAGCCTTTAATATTACCTTTACCGCAGCCTCTGGTAACGGTACTTGCTTCTGGACGGTACTCTATGAAAGGATTGACGGTGGGGATCTTACCGTTCTTGCATCATGATCGACCTGACGAAGCCAATGACGTATGCAAAGCGGGGTCAGCTCCCGATGGGTGGCGTGCCCTGGACTGGCCCCGCTTCGCTGGATACAACGTCCCATGCTCGGGTACGGACGTATGATCCTATGCTTGAATTGATATTCAACCCGCATAGGAGTCCGACCCCAGCTGTTGAGTTGTATCGAGTAAAGAGCAGAGGGGCTTGCTCCTCTGACGATGAGTTAGTTCACCAGCACACTTTCTTTAATCCCCCTAAGGGTGGACTGCTGAGTTGGCTTCAGATGGCGGATCAGTGGAAGCACTTCGGTTCCGTGGATAAGGCTGTTAAGGGACAGCTTAAGTTCTTTGACGACAATGAACTCCTGCGGGATGAACAGCAATCTAGTAAGGCACGGGAGATTGCTGGGTATATTTCGGAGGATGTTCTTAAGCACAGTAACCGAGTGATAAGCTCGGGGTAAGGAGTTTGATATGGCACGAGGTGGCTTTGATGCAGCCTTTGGCTGGAATGAAACTGAGATGACGGATCTCACAGACGAGGAGGTTGCTCCCGCTCTAGCAGATCATCGCATTATCGTAAGACGTATTCGTGGCACTACGGCTGCAACTGATGTAACTCTTGCAGACAAGATAGGTTCGGGCTCTGTTGTTGATATTGCCAATGCTCCTACACTTGCACTTGGGAATCACGATATTCCTGGTTTAGAGATTCGTACACGCATCGGAGCGGCCCTGATTGTATCCTCGTCGGGTGCTGACAGTGGGCCGCTCACTATTCAATGGGCATATGAGCCCGCCAAGAGTCAAGCAAGCTGGGCTAACTGAGGTACTTTAATGGCTATTGTTGTCGATACAATCTATACAGCCGTAAGGCGATACATTGGCGACAATGCCACTTCGCCGAGATACTCTGACGCCAACCTCGCCGAGATGGCTGTGGCCGAATTGTCTGAGGTTCAAACACTTATTGAAAGCTACGATCCTAATGCCTTCCTAGATGTCTCATCCGTGAATCAGAGTGCTAATGATGCCAGTATTGCTCTACCAACGAGTACTCGTAATATACGCTTCGTTCGTAGGACAGACAATAGTAGGGATATTCCTTTCAGGATTATCCCTAAGCCTATTGACCTAGCAAGGGACAATGCTATCACAGGCAGTCCCTATACAGGTGGTCGTGAGTACTATCTCTATCTACAGAACGATACTCTTAAGTATGTTAAGCCAATTGCAGAAGCTCACACAGTGGAACTTAACGTGACACTGGAAGAAGCTTTACCTGTTGCGGCAGCTTCTTTCTCTGAGAACATCTGGGATTGCGACTCAAACGTACTCATCTTCTTAGTTGCAAACGGCATACTAGCAGCAGAACAAAACAGTTCGTCATACCTTCAGAGTCGTTTAGGTATGGCTCTTGAAACCCAGCGTAAACGTCGTGAGAACAGAGACACCTCAACCCCTCGATCGGTGAACTACATTGCCACCTAAGGGTACAGACAAGTTTATCGGTCTAGATCTGAGGAGCGATGCACGCTCTTTGGAGCCGGGATCTCTCACGGTTGCCGAGAATGTAGTTACCAGAAAGGGCACTCTGCATACCAGACCTGGTTATGTTAAGGTGGTACAGGAATTAGGTACTCCTGTTGAGGTACTAGGGTTGGAAACTTATGTACCGGTAACAGGTGATAGAAGTATTCTCATTGTTCGCAGGGACGGAATCTTTCTTTATGAGGAGTCGGCTTAATGGCTCTTAAGGACAGAAATACAATACTCCTTGTTCCCTTCAATGACGAAGCGGGAACAAGATTTTACCAGCCAGATACCCCTGGTATGACCTATCCGATCAAACCTTCCGAGATGGCGACAGACGATAACTTGGCTGCACCTTTTTTGGACAATACATATCTTTCATGGCTTCCTGCTTCAGACGATTCTGCTATCTTCTATACAGGTATCCCTGCAATCGCGGGCAAGGATTTTACTCTTGAGTTTTGGATCTATGATGCCTCAGGTACGGCGACCTTTGAGTATGTTATCTTCGGTCAGAATCGTGGTGTCGAAGGTGATAGCTCTCAGAACTTTATGGAAATATTCCTCGACGGTTCTGGCAATCTCAAGCTTAGGAATAACAAGCGTATTCCTATTGAGTGGTCTCCCGACCTAGAGACACAAACTCTAGTTTCTATCCCCGAGAGCACCTGGACTCATATAAGAATTATACACAAGTCAAACGTCTATAAAATTATCATCAACGACCAGGCTGCGGACTATACCTTTGCAGGCGTGACGTGGACTGAGACGGAATGGAACGATCCGCAAGTATGGGATCTTACCTTGAGGACTCCCTTCCTCGTTGATCACACTACGAGGAGTCAGATAAAGTCCTTTGCCTCAAGTACAGGTGCAGTCGCTATTACGGGTCTTAAGGTTTCCTGGGGCGATTTGTATTCAGACGGCTTCGCTAATTATCCTGACCCACAAAACCTGTGGGGAACCGAGACTGCTGACAATAGAAAAAGGGATAATAGATATGATATCAGTTCCGACTTTCCTTCGGACCAATCTATCTTTACGGCTTCCCTCGACTTTAACGGTGCCGGATTTGACGACTCCTCAAGCGAAGCTAATGCACTTGTAGAGACTGATATTACGTTCTCCACGGATAGAATTAGCTTGGATAAGAGTGCTGTCTTTAATGGAACGTCGAGTCTTATTGCTATCGACACCAATACTGAATGGGATAAGTTATACAAACTTACCAATCAGTGGACAATATCCTGCTGGGTTAATTTCGATACGGGAACTGGACTACAAACACTCTTCAGTCACGTTGGCGATTCTGGCAACGCCTTTATTACTTGTAAGGTAAATCGTACAAGTAATACACTTAACATTGTCTATCGTACCAACAGTACTTCCGTCTCTCTAACAGGAGCTTACACCTTTACAGATAGCAAATGGTATCATATTGCTCTTGTTATGCACTATGATAAGACCGATACCGTGGGAAGACTCCTGTGCTTCATTGACGGTGTATTAGTCGACTCGGTTGCTGTCACTGCTACACAGACACTTACTAATTCCTCCTTTTTCATTCTTGGTAAGGATGGTGTTGGTACCGACTACTTCAAGGGTAAGATGGATACCTTCCGTATTACCAATACAATGAGATACTGGCAGGATTTTTATGTAAGCAACTATAGTCAGAACACTCGTAGAGTTTACAACTTTCCTGTCGAGCTTACCACACACCCCGTCTCGTTACATGATCCCAATTTCCCACAAAATATACCTGACTTCACACAGGGTCTTAACTCAGTGTATATCGCCGGCATCCAGCCCAACCTTCGTGTACGAGAAGGAGAGTTTAAGACTCTAGGTCTTAAGCCACCCTTGGCACCTACCCTGGTGGAAAAGAGTGCACCTACAGATCTCACAGGAGATTATGATTATGTCATTACGCTTCTTGATGATGACGGAAACGAATCAGGATCCTCTCCGCATACCTCAATAACCGGTCTTACGGAGGACGGAGTAGAGGTAAAGATCAATCTCGATCCCCTAACATCGGAGCAGGGCGTATTCACTAAGATTCGTATCTATAGAAAGAACATTACAGATGGAGAGACTGAGTATTTCCTGGTAGAAGAAGTGAAGGCTAAGCCAGACGATGTTCCGGCAAGTAATAGCTTTACATATCTCGACGAGACACGAGACAAAGATGTAAGCACGATTATTATTGCACCCGACAGAGGAACAGGTCCGCCTCCTACAGTTAACTTTATTGAGTTCGTCCCTGAGACAGGAAGTATCTTCTACGCAGCTCCCGAGGGAGAGCCAACGAAGGTATGGTTCTCAGACGTGAATCAGGCCGAGCGTGTAGGTGCTAACAGTTTCTTCTTTGTTGGTAACGATGATTCTGATTGGATTACTGGAATGAAAGTTCTGGGTGGACAGTTGGTAGTTCTTAAGGAAAGGTCTACTTACGTTGTGCTCGGTGCAGGATCGAATCTCTCTGTCGAGCAGCGTTCCGGACAAATTGGCTGTGTGAGTCACGAATCAATTATCTCGGTCGGTGACTTTCTGTTCTATGCTGGTGACGAAGGTATCTATGGGTTCGATGGAAGAACTGCTTACAACATCTCGGTAGATATTGACGAAATCTTCAATGATATGCCGGACGAGCGTAAACCCTACATTAAGGGCTCTTACGATTCTGAAAATGGATATCTTCTCTTTGCTATGTCTCGAGTGAGTACGACGGATAACGATACTATCCTGTGCTTTAACTATCGAGATTGGTTTAAGGATACCGAAAGAATGGAGCGGTGGACGGTATGGACTATTCCAGGTTCCGATCTTACAGAGGGTGTAATGGGCACAGGGAGAAATCCTCGTGTTTATATTGCTGATACAAATTCTGATATTCTCAAGGTAGAGGGTACAGATGATGCAGGTGCTGCCATTCCTTTCAATGTTACCTTCGGTGAAAGGAATATGATGCGTCCGGGTATGGAGCAGCATATCAACGATCTCAGTTTTCTTATTAGAACGACTCAAACGGAAAGTCTCAAGCTTGGTTATAACTACTTAGGAACTGACTATCTCACTACCATCTCATATACCACGGACATAAACAAGGCGTTAATCGGTTGTGATCGGAGAACGCATTTTCTTCCAGTGAGATTTAAATCCGACGGTGTTACCTCCGAAGTGTCGTTGTATGGTGTATTAGTAAGGGGGTCACAAATTGGCTTCCGTTAAACTACTTAAAAGAAAGTTCAATCATACGGACAGATATATCAACCAGGAAGTTGATGCTATCTATTCACTTATCAATAGTTTCCATGACGAAGTAATGACTACAGACGGTGTGCTGACTGTTTCAGAGACGGGCGATCTCTGTGTCAATGGTAATCTCAAGGTAACAGGTACTACTAATCTACAGGGTTCTGCTACACTAGACGATACGCTCGATATTACGGAAACAGTCACAATTACAAACGGAGATCTCATATCCACGTTTGGTAATATGACCTTTGGAGCCGGGACAATCACTGTCTTAGCAGGCAGTATACAAGTGGCTCTCGGAAACATTTCAACGAGTGGCGATCTTATCAGTACCAGACTTCGCACGGATACCATACTCGAAAAGAATATCGGCAATAACGTAACTGTCGCCACCGGTTCGGACTTTATCGTCACAGACATTCTTAAGACAAATTCTCTGGAGGAAAGAACTCTTGCTGGTAATATTACTATTGCACAGGGTAATGTTACTATGACTGGGAATCTCGTTGCAGGACTCGTTGCTGCTCCAACAGTATTAGCAACTACTATTAGAGCAGCGGGTGATACAGTTACTATAGACGATAACCTCCATGTAACTGGAAATCTCACTGTCGACGGGACGACTCCCGCGGCCACGCTTAATCAGACCGTGCGTATAGAGATTGGCAGAACGACTGTTTCGGGAGGAGGCACACCGGATATTATCTCAATCTCGGTGGCCGATATGAAGGACTACCTCGATGCGGGACAGACGATCGAGGGTGAGTTCTCCGTTAGGCACACTAATGCTGCCAATCAGGACATTTCTATACAGTGCGGAACATCCGGGGGAGCAGATACTGGCAATGTTTACTCTTGGAGGGCCCGAAGGTGGACACAAGGTACTGATGATGAGACCCAGAATATTTCATCAGATACTATAGTTATGATACAAAATACTGCAGATACCTACTGGACCTCTGGTAAGTTTAGGGTCTTCAGAACCGACCAGACTGAAAGTGGCACCAACGACGCCTATAACATCTCGGGAGAGGTGATGCATAGTGATGACGCTGACAGTTTTAGAGTTGGTATAGGCACCTTTGGTGGTATCTGGAATGCTGGGGGAAGTACCCTAGAATTGGTAAGACTTCTTGGAACGAGTGCTACCTCAGCGGATTTCGAAGACGGATCATACCTTGCCCTCTATGCGGCAGTAGACCTTTAAGGAGAACGGACAATGTCACAGTTCAATATGAACTTCGGCAGTGGATTCGATGGTGGATTCAATGGTGGATTCGGCTTTCAGAATCCACAGAACAGAGTAGATCAGCGAATCGCTAATCGTCAGAACAATCAGCAGGTTAATCAAGCCGGTCGGAACAGTAATCTCTTTAACAACACACCTAACCAGCAGGTTTCTAACCAAAGACTTGGCGATGCTATCAACAATGTCGATCTCAGTTCTATCATCCAGCAGCAGCTGGGTCGTACGGATCAGATCAACAATCAAAGTGATGCTGACAGGGCCCTCGCCATAGGCGGTGTACAGGGTCAACAGCAGCAAATTCAGGATCTGATTAACCAGATGAGTGGACAGCAGGGTCCATCCGAATTCGAGCAATTTCTGCAGCAGGCCATTCAGGGTCAGATCAACAATCCCTTCCAGCTTGACACGGCCGCCGCCTCAGCGGGTTTCCGCAGTACATCGGCCCGCGGATTGCAGGATCTGCTTGGTGAGCAGGGAAGACAATTTGCCTCACGAGGCCTCGGTCAATCCGGTATTAGTCAGGGACAAGACGCTTTTGCACGTGAGAACGCGCTTAATAGTATTATCGGCAATGACAGAGATTTGGCTCTTCAGTCTGCTCAAGGTCGGGAGGCGTCCTTGCAAAACAGTTTTGGTGCAGGTAACAATCTAGCAGGTATTCAGGGTAGCCGACTGTCCAGTCTCGCTGGAACACAGGCCGATCTTGCCGGTACCAGTGCCGGATTGCAGGGTCTCCTGTCCCAGCTTCAGGCACCTAACAGGCAGCTCCCGGACTTTAGTGGCTTTGCTGGTCTCGCACTCGATCAGAAAAATTCCCAACAGGGTGCCGAGCAGCAACGAGCGTCGCTCGAGATTCTGGCTCGACAGCTTGGGTTGGGAGCTAGTAATTTTGATCAATTCGGTAATACAAACTACCCCTTTGGGGGTACTGGATCCCAACTTCTACAGGAGAAAACGATCAATCAGCAGGGCTTCCTTCAACAACTTCTACAGGGAGTGTCATAAATGTCACAATTTAATGTAGGAGCCACACAGTCAGGCGGATACAATCAGGCGGCACAAATAAGTAGTGCCGGACGTAACGCTAACCATGACAGACAGCTGGCCTTCATGGATCAGCTTCGTCAGGTTGTGGAACAACAGAGAGCCCAGGCTTTGCAGAGTTCCATTGCACAAGCTAATCGTGCAGCTGGGCAGCAGGATGCTGCCGCGAGTCTCGCGTCATCCGAGAGTATTGCTCAACAGGCAGAGGCTGGTGCTAATGAGAGACAGGCAGCGGCAGCTGCGGAGGCAGCGGCAGCTGCGGAGGCAGCGGCAGCTACGGATGCAGCGGCAGCAGAAACTAAGGCAGCTGCAGATGCTGTAGCAGCGGATAAGTTAGCTGCAGGAAATGCCGAGAGTGAAGAAAAACGATTGGCTTCAACAGAGAAGATTGTAGATAAAACAGAGACGGGAGCCACTACAAGGCAAGAAGCAGGGTTCGGTCAGGAACTAACCGTTGAAGAGATTCGTAACACTAATAAGATTGATCTCTTCGAGCAACAGGTACAGGCCGATGAAGATAGAAATGTTCGCGATAGAGAATTCCAGATCGGTTTGTCTAGCCTCCAGCATTTGCAGGGTAAGGAAAGAGCTGAACAAGAGGCCGGCCTTAGGATGCATCAATCTAAGGCAGAGCAAGCGGCAGCTTTTGCTCAGATACGATATGCGGCGGACCAGGAAACTAAAACAGCTTCACGAGAAAGAACTCTTGCTGGTGTAGCAGGTATCATAGATGGTTCACTTAAGGACAAGGAAATTAGAGCTCTGCTTGCAACCTCTTCTCCGGAGGACCGATACCTTCTTGAACGAGGAATCGAACTCAAGTATACACACGAATTAGAATCCGCGGCAGGGGGTAAGGGACTCTGGAACTTGAAGGGTGTGGGAAGTGGCTTCTTTGTTCCGGGTATTGGTGGAGAGATTGACGAACTCCAGAAAATAGCAGATCTCGTTCCTAACAATAAGTTCATAGGAGGAACACAGGAGTATCTGAGACAAACGGC